TATCAGAATAAATAAATTCTCTAATGGCTTTACCATTTTTTTGAACAAAACCTGTAGCTTGGTCAAACATTTTAGGAGCTGTTCTAGATATACCATATGGAGTTTGTTTTTTAACAGCAACATTAGATGGGGTAATAGTATTATCATTAGCTGTTGGAACATAATATTCTCCACCATCAGTAAATACTTGTAAGTCTTTTCCAGCAATCATATGTCTAACTTCATTCACTTGATCTCCTGAAATATCTAAATCTATTGCATCAGAAGATGCAGCAACATCTACATCAAAATTTGTGTACTCGGAAATTTTAGATGCAAGTACAGCAGCAGGTCTAGAAAATAAACCACCAAACCATAATCTATTATTATGAAATGTAACTGCTTGAGGATAACCTCTTAAATCTGACATAGATTGTTCATCCCAATCAGCTGTTGCAGTTGTGTTAGTTAATGTTTCATTAACTGTTGCTGTAACATGAGTTACATCAGTAAATGCTGTGATGGTCATAGTCTTTTGATCTTTTCTAATATTTAATCCTACCCAAGATGCTGAAAAAGTATCAGCACTTGCTGTAACAGTAACAGAGCCAGTAGTTGCTGATGTACCTATTGTAGTACTAGAAGTTGCATATTTAAAATATGGTTGATAAATAGGATAACCAGAAGAATGAGCTGAAAAAGCAAATGTAGTAACAGTAAATGAACTTGCGGATGCTCTAAATATTTTTCTTATCGCATTATTTCTATGAGTTATATAAATTGTATCACCAAATTGTGCAAAATTTAATTGAAATAATTGAGCTGTAGTCCAATTACAATTAGTTGTATAATTACTTGTAAGGGCTGCACCTGCTACATTATATACATCCATTCTTTGATTAGATAATACAATAATAGCTACCTCATCATCAGAAAATATAAAAGGAATAATTCTACTTTCTGCAGGAAGTGTTGCTAAATAAGAAGTTCCTGGTCTTCTCATTAAACCACCTTCTGCTAATAAAGCAAAATTTTTACATTCTTTAGCACCTTGAAAATATGAAGGTACATCTGTTCTGTGAGCTAATAATGGATTTAATTCACCTGAAGAAAAATTAGTAATGACCGTTCTTAATGTTCTGCCCATTATACATCCGTTCTTGTAGATCTTCTTAAAGAAATAAATCTATTAGTGTCTAACACTTTAGATGTTGTTTCAGCAGAATCGATATTTTTGGCTACAAGAAATTGTCTTTCGGCTAATTCTTTAAATTGTTTAATCATTGCTGAATCTCTAGCTACAGAACCTGCAAATACAGCAGCCAATTCATATTCTAAAGCTAATCTAAAATGAGGTGGAAAATATGCTTCACCTACTTTGTAAATATAATCCATTACAAGTGTACTTGTTGAACCATAATCATTTACATAAATATAATCTTGATACCTTGCATAAGGTATAACGTAATCATTAACTGTTACTGAAATAATCTGTAATACTGCAGGAGATGTAGGCATCTGATATGCATAAGCATATCTTCCTGTTGGTGTATTACTTAAAAGGGATAATGTTCCTTGAGTTGTTGCAAATCTCCATCTATGTCTAGTTAGAGAAGCTTCGGTAACATCAGTATAAACATTTGAAGCTACTAGGGCTTCCGTACTTCCATCTGAAAAAGATGAAATTGGTTGAGCACCTATCATTACTAAAGCTCTTGCACATATGTCTATATCAGTTGTCGCCATAATTTTTTATTTATCAGAAACTTGGGGGAATTGCTCCCCCCAAATTTATTTAAACTATGCCTCGATGACTGTATTTAGGTTAGTTCCACCATCATTTACAGATACGATTATCGTGTCCATAACTGCGTTAGAACCTCCACTATTTACAAGTATAACATCTCCAGCTTTTAGTTCTGCGTAAGACAGAATGAAATAATCATCTGCCACTATTGTGCCTATAGCATCTCCGTCAGTATAATACCAAAGAGAGTTAGAAGCACCCATTTGACTAACCTTTTTTACAGGATTGTCTATTGCGTATGCCATATTATATTCTCCTTTTAATTATTCTGTACATAACTGAACTCTTGCTGCATCACCATCAATTGCAACACTACCTAATGAAATCATAGAAGTAATTAGGTGTGAAACTTTTTCAGGGATGTAGTTAACTTCAGTACGTACATCTGAACCGATACCACAGCCGATTGCTGATTTATGGAAGGCTAGATTTTTTCTATCCGAACCAGATGTTGATAAACCAGAGTGTACGAAGAATAGGAATCCCATCCATCTTTTGGCAGTCATGCCATTAGGGAATGGTAGATCACTAGGCCCAACGTATTCTACTCTAGAGAATTGATCAACAGATAATAGGTCAGACCATTGTTTTGGCCCTACTGCCCAATATCTTTGATTGTCATCTGGAACATCGTTTCCATTAAACACTTCCATCATATTCTTAGCTTTAATCAGGGACATCCCTGTTGCTGAAGAACTGACGTTAGCGGCAATCGAAGTTGCTGCGTCAAGAGTAGCAATTAACACTTCGTCAGTTTTTCTGCCGAGTGCATATGCTGCTGATTGAGCTACAACTTGTCTTTCGTCAATATTAACCTTTAACTCGTCAAGTTTATCAACGTAGTCTGCTGCATAGTAATCGGTTAAAGTCGCAGTCACATTACTGTGAGCTAGATCCATTGCAACTACTTCAGCATGTCTTGCTTTAGTATTTGCAGATCCTTTTGCAACTTTTTGGAACTTAACAGTTGATCCGTTGACACCATTGACAATTCTTACTAAGTTTTTTAGCTTCGAACCCATACGCTGATAAGCCATATGAACTTCCGCTTCGAACTGAGTAATAAAGGCATTTGTAATTGAACTTGCCATTGTATTATGTCCTTTGTTATTGTTAATTTACCGATTGTCTTTTAATGCAGGGGGTTTGTTGTCCAGTTAAGGGCAAACATTGAACATTCCAAGGTCTTAAATAATAAGTATTATATTAAGTATAACATTGGCAACGCACATTAAACCCATTGTTTAGGAATAGTAATAACTTCCCCAAATTCTATTAAACCTTTTTCATCGTAAGAATAAGTACCAAACAAAGTAATAAAATCATCTGTGTCTTTATAGATCCAAAAATCCCCAGTAATACATTTGGCAGGTACTGCTGCTTCTATTTCGGCAGTAGTTAGCCATCCTGTTTGAGATACACAATCTAACCATTTAAATGGTTTATTAAGTTTTTTATATTTAAACTTAACTTTTTGGTGCTTGATTTTTGAACGCCTTTTCATATAACTCCGTTACTCGTCTTACATAAGCAGGATCTCGTTTACCACCATCCCAGTAACGAGGATCATTCAACATTGATTTTAAATCATCTGCATTAGCAGACGCATCTACTTGAGTTTGTGATGTAGGCATATTAGTATCTTTAGTAAGCTTCATCAATTCTTCTATAACTTTAACTCCTCCAGCTGTTCCAGCTAAATCGGATATAGTTGAATATCCATCAGGACTTAAATGTTTTTTAGACCACATTGATGCAGCTTCAACTCTTTCTGTACCATTATCTCCAAGTTTTTGTTTTTCAAGATCTGGATTAGGTAAATTTGCTACAGCATTATCAACAAATGCTTTAACACCTGAATCATATTGCTCTTGTGAAAGACCTGCATCTTTAGCAGTTTCTCCCCACCATTTTACAATGGGCATATCTCCATTTACAGATACTTTGGTATTTTCCATTTCTGGAATATTTAACTTGTAAGACTCTGGAACATTTTTAAGTTGTTCGGCTTCAATATCTATTCTAATTTGTTTAGAAAGATCTTCTGTTCTAGAACCTAACTTTGATTCAAGTGAGTTATAACTTGAAGAAAGGTTTTCTATGTTTACTTGTTTAGTAGTATCATCCCAAAACTTATCCTGCACATATTCAGGTTTAGCTGCTTCAGAAGGTGTTTCTGTAGCGATTGGTGCTGATACTTCAACATTATCATCTGCCATCTTGTTCTCCTTTTTTTTGTCTTGTTTTTATTATACCTACTAAAAATCTCATACCTTCGATATGAAATAACTGATTGCTAGTTACATTAGGCCCAGCAACAGCTTCAGTAGTGATTGATTGTAAGTAGTCTAGAACTTTTTTACCTTCATCATTTTTAAAGACGTTGGCAAAATGTTTGTTAAGTTGAGTTTCCTCTTTCTCTGTTCTAACATATCCATCTACACTATTTGCAATTTTTGGTTTTTCTTTATTTAAAGCTTCCCATGTCATATTATGCTCCTGGTGGAGCTTCTCCTCCTTCTGTCGGTTCTTGTGCAC